TAAACTGATCACTATGGAACAAGCAAAAACATGTGCAAAGCTTATGTCTTTAGGTGTCCCGAAGGAAACAGCCTCCAATATCATTACGATATTGAATAGGTGGGTTACTAACAATGGAGTTGAGTGGACTATCGATCATCTCAAGGACATGAAACAGGTTTTTATTTGTAAACTTGCGGAAACGCCGTGTACAACTAAAACCTGGGTAAAAAGGAGGCCAGACGGCTTCCCGGCAGGGCCGATCTTGTCGACATTTTTAAGAGGGAAGTTGTCTTCCCCTAGAAAGGTCTCAAGGGCTCTAACGGTTCTCTCTTCTTACTCTATGTACATTGCACCGCAATGTACAGAAAAGCAATTAGAGAAGTTCTTTTCATCCATGTGCTCGAGTGACAAAACCGGCTTGAATTCGCGACTCAAGCGGTTTTGGAAAATCCACACCAAGAGGGATCCATACAGAGAGCTCGAGCCATTTCTGGCTCAGTGTGTCTCTGATGGGAAACGTGCCCCGGGAGACAGTCTTAGGACTGTCCCCGAAACCGATTACCTCAAGGTTCTACAACACAGTGTCAGTAGTGCAAGTGTGTGGTCTGTAGTAATGAAGTACCCCGTTATCGCTGAACAGGTCTTACCTATCGACGATTTTAATTTCCGGGTTACTCAGAACTTCAAGCACCACCTCTACACTATTGACCCTAGGTTGACAGACAACTTCGGAGTTATCTCTGGAATCCAGGAGCCTGGTTTTAAGCTCCGCGCCATCGCAAATCCTGATAGGGTCATCCAAGCTATGCTTGAGCCCTTAAAGAACCTTCTGATGGAGCATCTTAAATCTCTCCCAACTGATCATACTCATGACCAGATGGGTGCAGTACCGAAGATACAGAATATGTTGCGTTCTGGTCAGACTGTCTACTCAGTAGATCTGTCTGACGCTACCAACCTATTCCCTCTTCCACTGCAGATCGACCTCTTACATAAGATGTGTCCCCCTGTTTACAAACCTTTTATAAGGCTGTTTGAGGAGGTATCTTCAGGTAATTGGTTGACCAAGCTCCGGGGTAAACCCGAGATAGTCAAATTTACCAGAGGGCAACCCCTGGGGCTTGGACCGTCATTTGGTGCATTTGCGCTTGCGCACAATGTGCTCTTGACTGGCCTTTGTGATAAACTCATGATCCCTGACACCCATTTTGTGGTGTTAGGAGATGATGTGGTTATCCAAGGTGACGATCTTAATCGGCTGTACCGGGCTACTCTTGCTAACCTAGGTTGCAAGGTGTCCGAGTCGAAGACGATTTCGTCCAAGTCCCTAGCTGAGTTCGCAGGGTGTGTGATAACCCCCGAATTTGTTGCCAAAGGCTACAAGTGGCGTGACGTAAGTGATGCCTCATTCCTTGACATGGTGAAGAACCTAGGGCCTAAATGCTCTGGGTTTCTCCATCCTTGGCAGCGGGATGTGGTTAAACTACTACGTCATGTACCTGTAGACCTCGGTGGTCTAGGATGGTCTGATAACCTGACTCTCGAGCAAGCTCTTGAGCTACCGGTTAGTAGGGTCCTCCTAGCCCACATTTGCTCTGGTGAAGATGATAAACTCATGCTTTTCCGTGACCTTATACCTGATGCGACTAGAGTAATCTATTCGCTTCAGGAGGAGTACTTCCTGCCATATTACGCAGTGAAGCACCCTGCCCCCTTAAGGGGCAGTGGGGTCTCATCTGTCTGGCCGGCTGGAGTTTTTATATCCGCCGACAAGGAAAGGGATTCCGGTGTTATCCGTCCACCCTACCTTGTTATGATGAAAGACGACCCACGGGTATCTTCCTATACGCGCGCGTTTAGGAACCGTGGGGATCTCCGTCCTTCATCCTTGTCTCTAGTTAAGCTATTGATGTTTGATCCGCAGACTTATAATCTCGTGTCGAAATCAATAACTAATAGAGTCAAGTCAAATAAAGCCAGTACCCCACACCAATTTAGTGTGGTGGTAGAGTCAAAGCGAGAGTCCAAAGAAGACCGCAGGTCTTCAAGGGAGAGAAACAATGACCGACAGAATGGATTTGTCATGTAACACTTATTCAGTGTAGTGCTTTAGAGTGTCCGTTCCAACGGGACGCCAATGACATTAGCTCTTATGCTAATGCAGC